GGGTCTAAACATGATTCTGGTGATACCTAGACGTTGATTGCGCAAGCGTATGCGATCCAGCATGGTAAGTTTGGTCAGCACGGCCTCATTGTTTTGGTCAATGGTCAGCAATACATCTTTGACTTTGATACTACCTTTGGTATGTGAATTGTCTGGGGTCTCTTTGGTTGACCACGGAACGTTGCATTCCACATGATTCACATAATAAGTTTCGCCATGAGTTTTAACGACCCACATGGGAACGGTCTCGTCTTCTAAGTGCCGTTTGTTGAAATGAAAGACTACATCTCGACAGGCAAATTCAATCTATGACATTTTTATCTCCTTAAAATTTAGTCAAAAGAAAAGCCCGGGGCAAAACAGTCCCCGAGCCTAATTTTCGTGTGTAATTAATCTACATCATAATATTATTTATTAAATCACATCCTAGCAGACGTGATATTCAAAGCACAGACAATACCATTAATCAGTGCCCAAATATAATTGCCTACAGCTAGATCTGTAACACAGGCCAGCGCACACCATCCAGCAATGAACACGCTGATATCGCGTCGGTGTCTATGGATCCATTCTGACATGCTGTTCTCCAGTTAAGTGGTGCGCTGGACGGGAATCGAACCCGCTACATGGAGTTTTAGAGGCTCCTCTCGTACCCAATGAGTTCCAGCGCATGTGTGTATTGTACACAAAGAAAAAGGGCCTGTCAAGGCCCTTGTTGCTCAAATCTGACCTAGATCAGAAACGAACACGGATACCAGCACCGTATGTTTCACCATTGGTCATGGCAGTTACATGCGTGCGGCCCACTGTGGCGTAAGCATCAACGGTCTTGCTGAAGCGGTAGTCGTATCCCACTGCAAACTCATTGTACTTGGTTGTGGCGGCCTGCACAAACTTGCTATTGGCTTGTTCAACCATGACATTGCCGTTGCCCAGGGGAATCAAGGCAGACACTTGAGTGGTGTTGCTTTTCATGTTCAAGGACACGTCTTTGGCTTCTTGCCAGGTGGCCATGACTTTGGCAACCTTCAGGTCGTAGCTGGCGCCAACACCTGTGGCTTCTGCGGCTTTACCGTTGGTAAAGATGTTGTTTTGGAAACTGCCTGAGCTGTTGCTCTTGGTGCTTTGCCAGTAGGCAGTAAGTCCCAGGGCTCCTTTTGAATACAACACATTGGCACCGCTGTTGTTGCCTTGATTGCCTTGGCTGCCGGCCACGCTAACGGTAGCACCCATCACGTTGGGTGATGTGTAAACTGCGGCATTGTCCCAAGCTGTGTCATTGTACAGCTGAGTGGCAGGATTGCCGGTGTTGCCAAAGTAGGTGGCATGCCACAAGGGGCTATATGCACCTGAGTCACCGTAGGCATTGAACAGGATGGTTGGCAGGAAGCTGGGATTGCTTTGACGACCAAAGGTCACAGTGCCCAGGGCCTTGTCGCTCAAGCCCACAAAGCTGGAACGAGCAAACGTGTTCACGGTACTACCGCCCAGGGTAGCTCCATTGTTTTGGTTAATAAAGCTAGAAAGCTCGAACACAGCGCGACGACCGTTGCCCAGCTCCTCTCCGCCTTTGATACCCCAGAAGCTGGTTGTCATACCGCCACTGACAGCAGAGAATTGGGACGTCTGTGCGCCCGGCGCCTTGGTCGAACCGTAGCCGGCATCCATGGTACCAAACAGACCTACTTCTGCTTGTGCAAATCCCACCGACACCAGTAGTGCGGCCAAAAGTGCTAGTTTCTTCATTAGAAATCTCCTTGTGTTATGAAGTTAAAGTTTTGATTAGTAAATAGCTAGACTATTTTTTGAAAGTCAACATATTATTTACTTTCGCAGAAAGTGAAATAACTGCTACTATTAGTATATAGTGTTTCTGTGGACGAAAGCAAATATTTTTTTGCCCAAATCACCCTTGATTGATTCTCAAGTTCTCCAAATAGGCGCCCAAGTCACCACCGTACAAGTTTATCATTACCGCATCGGCTTGGTTGGAAAACAAGATCTTGCGTGAACTTTCCAGGTAGTAAGGACTGGTGATACAGCGTTCCAAATAAAGATAGTGGCCGGCTCGCCGATCCGACGTGATTGTCACTGGGTAAAAAGGCATGCCAGCAACTGTTTTAAACATCTGCATGCCCATCTGTGTCAGCCTGAGGCTGTCTTTATTGGTAGAGTTGTACCATATGTTCATGGGGTGATACCACATGTGCCAGGCTTCTTCTCCGGGCGACAGTTGCAGCGACGTGCCGGCTTGTTCAGCCGCCTCTCGAGCCTGATCCATCCACTCAGACTGACGATTAGGGGTAGATTTGCTCACCTTGACGCAATAAGACCACAGTGAATTTGTCGCTCCGGAACAAGGCATTGAGCTTTTTGGCCAAGTTTATGGCATGTCCGGGATTGCTAAAACTAACCCGGGCGTACTTGGGGCCGGGATAGTTGGTAAGAATGTTGAAACTTTTGACGTTGATAGGTTGATTGTCGTAGAACACTGCCCAGATGCCTTCTGAGTTCAACACTTGTTGACTTTTGTAGTTGGCCTTGTTTACATGATCCAACAGCACCGTTGGCTTGGGTCTACTCATATGTGTTCCTTGATATACTTTATTTATCTCAGTTATATACGTATATTTCTTATTTTTCTGCCGAGTCTCTGTTGGCTTCTCTCATGGCTTCCAGCATGCGTTCCTGTGTCTTGAACGGCCCTTGATACTCGTAGCGATTCAAGGTAATCAACTTGGGGCAGTAGGCACGCACCCAGTTTTGGCTGAACTTGATGATGTAGTAGCCGGCACAGAAGAAACTCTTGCTCTTGGCAGTCTTGGTATAGATAGGCAAATAACGCTGTACATCCAACACCTGATTGTGTGGTCGTGTGCTGGTTGAGTATCCGTACACTTCGTGTGTGGTATCCACCTGTGGCCGCTCGGCTTTGGCAAATTCAATGTTGTACTTTTTGCTCAACACTCGAATGCTGGCAAAACGCTCGCGCTGATCATCGTGTACATACACCACGCCGCCTTCGTCGATGACCATGATATTGCCGACCTTGGTGCCAGCATTCTCCACAATCCACATCTTGTTCTTTACTACAGGCTTGGCTACAAGTTCGCTCATGGTTGTTCCCTTTTCAAGTAGTGCATGGTAAGGATCTTGCCTATTTCAGTACCGAGGTCACTTGAATCAGCGATTACATAAAGATCACTACGACCCATTACGCCTTCCCCGCCTTCGTCTTTGACTGCCACAATGGTTCCGCCTGTGGCATGCACAATACGCAGGCTCAGGCCTCGTCCGGCCAGGTGACTGATTTCGTCTGCCATGCTGAGTGCGGCCTGCCCTGCATTGTAGTAGCTGCCAAACCCGCCGGCTGTGATAGGAATAGTGCCGCCCAGGGTAACGTTCTGAGCTCCGGCCAAGGTACCGCTGGCCGGAACAGGACCAAGTGAAGTGTTTAGTGGGTGACTCATAGTTTCAATGACTCCATGGCCACGATTTGACCAATTCGTTCGGCCAGGTCTTCGTCGTCGGTTACGATGTAAGTGGATCGATCAGTGTGGTCTTTGCGTCGATCATAACAACGAAGTTGCACAACCATGCCGCCCACTGCTCGCATAACTGTGAAGTTTAGGCCTTCGATCTCGGGGGTGTCGCGTGCCACTGGCTGGGCAACTATAGTGTCTTGTTCCGATCTATTCAACCAGTCTCTAATACGTCTTTTCAACCACATCATTTGTGTTCCTTTACTAGTGTTACAATGGTTTCTAACTTGTCTTGGGCTGTTTCTAGTGCGGCCACAGCATCAGCCACAGCCGGATGTTGAGCAGCCAAACTCTCCAGTTCTTTGTCACGCTGCATGCGACGACTGGCCCAGTCCAATACTTCTTTCATTTCGAATGTTAGGTTGATAGTGGCATAATTAGATGGTACAGACATCCATGCGCCGCCATCATATATTTGAAGGTTGCTGCCATCGTATCTCATGGTACCTGCCATGGGACTGGCATTGTGCACATAGGGCCAGGATGCTTGGCCTGCACTTACCTCAATCCATCGACTGCTATTTGTTGTTAATCCTTTTATCACTTGTCTGTTAACCTTTCATATACTAGTTCTGCGTCGGTCATGCGAGCAATCAACTCAACATTGCCCTTGGCCATGTGTTCCCAAAATTGCATCTGGAACGAACTGGGTACTGATTCTGAGAATCGTACTTCAGCCCTGGGATAGCGCACCAAGTGGCCCTTGATGTAAAAGTCTGCGTCTCGGTGCAAAATAGCCCGTACCGGGTCTAGAGTCGATTTAAACATGCTGTGGATACTCCGCAGTCAACCATTCCACATAGTTCTGTGCATGATCACTCAACCGGTTGAGTTCGTATTTGCCACAAAACTTTAGAAACTTTGAGCCCACTTGACTGACTTGTTTGGTCTGTTGGCCCTGAGCAATGGTTTCTGCAATCATGGCTCGGACTGGGTCGGGTTGTGCTGTGAGATCAATCAAGGTCACGTTGCGATTGTAGTCATCCAACACACGATGTTCTTCGCCATTGTGGTCTACCCAACGTTGAAGCATGAGATTGTTCCACGCAAAGCCTTTCGCATCTTTGTCGGCAAAGGCCTCTTTAAGGCCAACACGGTTTTTACTTCCACTTGTCCGAACCCCGGGAAATGCCGAGAAAACGTTATCGCTTGAGTCTCCACGCATGCATTTCTCAAAAAGGATCCAAGCAGGATCAGGGATGGTTTTCGCTTCCTTAGTTTTTTTATCTTTGACTGGGGCACCTTTCCGGTCAAAGATGCCTTCAATAGTGTAAAGTTCTTCTTGGATCCCATTGTATTGCTTTACGTTGGTTGCTAGTAGTTGATGAAAATCTGTGTCCGAACTCACAATCACATGCTGGTCTTCGGGATGACTCTGAATCCACCCGGCGATCAAGTCGTCTGCTTCCAGTTGGTCGTGCCGCAAAACAGTACAGTTGGTTTTTTCTTGCAAGAAGACTTTGAGTTCGTCAAAAGCCTCCCAGAACAGCTGGTCTTCTTCGGCTTCCTTTTCGGTCAAGGCCGCACGTGCCACAGCACGGTTCTTCTTGTAGGGCTCATAAAAATCTTTGCGCCACGATCGACCTTCTAGGCAAAAAACCACATGGTCTGCACCATGCTCACGCCAGGCCTTGTTCACCGAACTCAAGGTCACATGAATAGCAAAACCCAGTCGGTCCCAGGTGTCGCTTTGACGATGGGCACTGTGTCTGGCACGAAAGAATGTGTTGGCTGTGTCTACGATTAAGTACTTCATGTCATAATAATAGCATATAACTCTTACTGTGTCAAACCCCGAATAACCATATGTTGCCATAAAAAATCTGCCCAAGCCCTGTGAGCATCCGCACCAAAATGGTAACTGCCCGGTCTTACTGGACGGAATCCTTGGTTCAAACACCAGTAGTAATAGGTTTTATCTTGGTCGTATGGATCTATGTAGCTACCTCCCCAATCATACTCGTTAGGTACTTGACTGGTGGAATGTGTGGTAATTTGCCCTTTTCGAATATTGCTAAAATCGCTGTAGGTGTTAAAGAACAAGTGCGGAATTCGTGCAGTATTCAAGTTTTGATGGAAGGCAAATATTTTTTCGTGCCATTCCAACAATTTGATTTCTCTACTGACATGATCTTGTGCAGTGACCCATTTTTTGTATTTGCTGGACAAGGCCGGCGGGACCGAATCGGTGCCTGATGCTGTGACCTGATAGTAGGTATCCTCGTGCAGCCATTCTTCTCGTTCCCACGTACTCCAACCTATTATGACATAGTCGGGTCGATAGTCCACCAACCGTTCAATGGTGGTACGCATTATTCTAGCATTACTGCTAGCCGACACAGCACAGCAATCCAATTCGGCACTCATCATACCAGCTACAAGATTGCCATAACTGACTGCAAGATTGTCGGGATGTGGGCGTTTTCCCAATCGCCAGTAACGACCGTCGTCTTCTGCAAAACAATGTGGATTTGCAGCTTCTGCACCGGCACTGTGACTGTCACCATTTACCAATAGTGTCATTCTACTTCAATCCAGGTATAATCGCCCAACCATTTGACCTGACATATGTATTCCCAGCCAGGTGGTATGCCAGTGGACCAATCTGTGGGTCCGTCTAGGCATAATCTAGAGCAAGATTTTTCGTGATCGTACAAAAGCCAGTAAGTTTGCCCATGGTAGGTTTGAAAGTCGTATTTGGCTGCATGTACCAGGTCGGTGACTTCAAGCCTACGTTTGATTTCATTGGCTTGACGTTGCAGTACTGCTACCAGGTCCATGATGCGATTGTATTCTTGTTCGGCATGCATCCTGGCCACATTGACCATGATGTCCTTTTGTCGCTCCACTGGAATAAGTTCAAACTTGGGTCCACCCACCGTGGTGGGAAATTCGCTCACATTGTGATTGAAAAAAGCCACCAAGGTATTTCCGGTAGTTATGTCAAAACTATCCCGTCCTTTGGCCGAATTATTTTCTTGCGTCATTGAATCAGCTGATTTCAGTTCTACCATCACCTAGGTCCTTACGGTCTACCACTCTGGGTCTAGCTTCGTAAGGTTGGTTGGCCTCCCACTGTTCGTAGTTTTCTTGAACCACGTTACGGCAAACATCTTGAAACCAGCGATCCA